GCTTTTTCATTTTCGGGTCCGGGAACCAGGGCGGGAAGCGAGTCGATAACGATAGCGTCTACCTGCTTGCTCTCCGCAAATTCAAGGACCGCCTGGTATGCCTTGAGTTCGTAGATAAACGTAATCTCGTTAACCTTGTGACCCATGCGCTTCATCAGCTCGAGGTATACCTGTCCCTGAAGGATGTGCGGACCAAATGGGCGCTGTACCGCGGCGAATGCCTTGAGGAAGTCTCCCTCGGCTTCGTACATCAAGTTGGGCGCTTCCATCCGAAGAGTTCCCGGACCTACGGTCTTGATTTCAATAAGGGTATCTTCTCCGATTCCTTTTATCCATCCATCCGTGTGTCCTTTAATCCGAAGAACGTCATCGAACAGTGTCACTTCGTTGTAAAGAAGTTTTTCTGCCGGTGCGCCACAATGAGCGCACTCTTCTGGGGACGTACCGACTGTTTCCTCGTCGCATTCCCAGCACGCAAAACGTCCGTGAAGAACGCCCATGTCTTGAAAGTACTTCTGCCACTTGGCGTGAAGGGCGTGTCCAGTATCAAAGATGGACTGAAGTTTGAATGGGTGCTTGTCCTGCTTCTTGGGTGCTCCCTGAAGGAGGAACCACGAGGAGCGCTTACACCAGTCTTTCTTGGTGATTTCCGAGGGGTGGAGCACGGTCGTGCTTCGGTCCCCCGGAGGTTGCATCAAAAGGTAACGTTCAATGTCGCCCAAAAGGCGAGTTGGACGCTTTTTGGCGTCTAGGAACTTCTTCAGGTCCGGTGACTTTACTGGCATGTTTCCCCTCTTCTAGTGTGAGAATGTACTCTTGGAGAGTCATCTCGTGCTTGTGGTCTCTGCTCCACTTGCGAACTCTTGCGTTACGTTCACGGTGACTGAGACCTCCCCAGATTCCGTGCTGCTCGTCTAACTCTACTGCAAACCAAAGACATTCTTTCCGAACCGGGCACTCCGGGCGTGTCTCGTCTCCAAAGCAGTACTTGCGGGCTCCCTCAGAAATCTTTTTGTATAGCTCTTTATCCCTTGGCGGAAAAAATAGGTCAGTACCTTTTCCAAATTGAGTTATGTCGGCATTTCGACAGGCGGCGTTTGCCATCCAGGTGTTTTCACTCTGAAACATCGCGGTTCCACATTTCTAGGAAATCAGTCTCAAGAAGAATAACGTAATCAATTCCATCAAGATGAATCCCAAATACAGGAAGGCGACCGTCCATAATTGCTTCGTTAGTGATTTTTTTGAGCTCTGCTGAGCTAATGGTCTTGGTTTTCTTGCCGGTCCACTTATGCTCAATAAGAAGGTCGTCGTTGCGGACATCGCCTTTGCGCGACCAGAACGCGCCAGAGGCGGCGGTGGTTGACCCACCAACCGCCTTTGCAAGGCGCTTTTCGTGCTTTTGGGACTGTTTCTGTCCCTCACTACGCATTAGTTTCTTCCAGGATGGACACGGTTGAAGAGAGAACCTTATCGCGGAGCTCTTCAAACAGGTCGTACTCCTCGCGAATTGCGTTAGAGAAGGCTTCAGTTCCGTTCCACTTGCGCTCGCCGTAGTAAATCCAGCCACCCTTGCGGTCCACTACATCCATCACGATGGACATCGCGGCAACTTCCTTGGCGGTATCGTAGTCACCGGGACCGTAGATGCTGTGCTCTTTGAAGTAGAAGTCAATGTACGCAACCTGCTGGGGCGGTGCTGTCTTATTCTTGAGCGTTCGAATCTTGATTCGTTGACCAACTCTAACTTTGTTAGCTCCTGAACCGGTTTCAATCCACTCGTCTCGACGTACCTCGCAGCGAGTGAAGAACGCGTAGTTCTTTCCCTCTCCGCCCGGCGTCGTGCGGGGGTCGCCGTGCATGACACCAATCTTCATGCGGTATTGGTTAATTACGATACCAAGAATGGGGCGCTCGTCTTCCGTGAGAGAGCGCTTCATTGCCATGCCTGCTTTACGGAAGAACTTGTTGGTCAGCATTGCTCCCCGACCGACGGTCATTTCGTCCATGGCTTTTTCATTTTCGGGTCCGGGAACCAGGGCGGGAAGCGAGTCGATAACGATAGCGTCTACCTGCTTGCTCTCCGCAAATTCAAGGACCGCCTGGTATGCCTCCTCCATGATGTTGGTCTCCACGACAAAGACGCGTGACGCATCAACGCCACACATCGCTGCATATTCGGGGACCCACTGTTCCGCAGCAATCCAGACGGTCACAAAGTCGGGGTTCTTCGCCTGATTGGCGGCGATACACTTAAGCGCAACGGCGGTCTTGCCGTGCGACGCTTCCCCGATAAGTTCATTCCACTGATTAGCGGGGAATCCTCCGCCAAGAACGTAGTCAAAGGTAGTAGAACCGGAGGTAATTCGAGAAACGAGTCCCTCGCGGATATCCGAACCGACTACGACGGCGTCGTACCCCATCTTCTTGTTGAGTTTGGCAACAATGGTTTTAAGTTCAGCTGTTAGCACGAGCTTCTTTCTTTGCAAGTGCTTCGCGAGCTTCGACGATGATTGGATAGAAGCACTCGTCGTTGAGAAGGTCTTCAAGGGCGTCGAGGTATCCTTTGTTCCAGTCGGCGTATGCTTTGGGGTCTGCTGTGTTCATTACTGAATCCTTCCGATAATCCCTTGCGGGTTCCAATTGTTAGTTGCGTTGTTTCCGATGGCTTGAGTCGCCGCACCTTCGATGCGGGCAGTTGAAAGACCACCAAATTTACTTCCCGCCTGGGATACGGGGTAACCGCAATCGTAGCACCGTTTACCGATTTGGTCGTTAGGACTCATGTAGTTTGCGGAGTTGCAGTCTGGGCAAGTTTCAAACATGCGGGACGACGGTGCCTTTGCCGCAGGGTCCGGGGACTGCTCGAACTGCGGCATCGTTGGCATGGGTTGCTGGGATGGAGGCATGGGCGGAGATACGTCGGGTCGAGCCTGCGGGGCTGGGTTTTGTTGGGCGAGCTTTTTAGCAAACCAATCTGCGTTACTTGTCACGGTGTAGTTCCTCTGCTCGCGCCATTGCCGCGTAAAGAAATAGCAGGGTAACAGACAGAAAAACTAAATACGCTCCAAAACCAATGATAAATGAGAGAAAGAGTGCCTGCCATAGACCGTCGGTGAGGAGAGTGCCAAAAATTCCACCAATTATCCCAGACATTATGAAAGAAAAGATGATAACTGATTTCCACGCAATGCTACTCAGTCCCATATACTGCTCCTGTTCCTAGGTTGTCGGTAATTATCCAAAAGATTGCGGCTGCCATGGCGGCTTCACCGCGTTCAAAGTCATCAAAATCAAGTCGGTTGCACGGCTCTTCAATGTAATCTAATACTTTGTTTAAAGTAAGTGAGAGCATCGCAGACGCAACATCCGCTGAGTTAGCTTTTAGGTGCATCTTTAATCTCAATCATTTTTAGGCTATTCAACTGAGACAGTGTCCCAATGAGGATGTTCAAACTAACCGACTCTAACAGTTTGCTAGTGAGTCTCCAGAATGTCTCGGGGATGTTTTCCACTTCCGGGTCTTTCTTCTGTAGTTGGATTACTCCATCGCTTATGAGAGTAGCGTATGAGTGAAGGAGTGGTAGGAGATGCTCGACATGCGCAACGCGGATGTCGCTCTCTTCCTCTTCCTTTTCAATTAGTTCTTCGCTAATGGCGTTGCTTCCAAGCAAAAGGGCGATAGCGTTTGCATCCGGAATTTGGCTGTCGAACAAGAGCTCCCGTATGTGACTCTCTACATTAATCATCTTTAGTTGCGAGTCTCTTGCTTTTTTCTTTGACCAGAACACTACTTTGCCTCACCCCACTTGTCTACTATCGTGACGTCTGCCACTAATGGTAGTTTAAGCTCTTTTAGCTGAATACCTTCCATAGACACGCGGATGGCTTCAGCGACCTCTTCTGCGCGGTTTTCGGGGCAGACAGTGACCAATTCGTCGTGAACAGTAAGGATGACATTGATATCGGGCTCATCAACAAAGCAGGAGTGTGCGCGGACAATCGCAAGTTTCATGATGTCCGCGGCGCTTCCCTGAATTACAGTGTTGAATGCTTGGCGTTCGGCTCGGGAAAGCAGACCTCGGTCTTGGCTGCGGAGGTCGGGAAGATACCTGCGACGACCAAACAAAGTTTCTACGTAAGGAGTTCCGTCGGCTTGCTTTGCCCAACGAATAACTTTTGCCTTGTAGCGAGAGATGGATAGGAACTGCTTCTCGAATCGAGTGAGAAGATTCCTGGCTTCCTGAAGTGTGCATCCAATGCTGGACGCAATCTTGTCGGGACCGACACCGTACGAGATTGCAAGCACAAGAACCTTCCCCGCCTTGCGGTCGACGCCCATCGTGTTACCGATAGTGGTGTAGATGTCTCCGCCGGTCAGGTAGTTGTTAACCAAAATAGGGTCCTCCGAGAGTGCGGCGATAACGCGTGGCTCAATCTGCGAGTAGTCGGCAACGACCAACTTGTACCCCGGAGGGGCGACAAACAGATTGCGGATAAGCTTCCCGTAATCTCCCGACGAGGGAATGTTCTGGAGGTTGGGTTCCGAGGAGGAGAGGCGACCTGTCTCGGCTCCGTGTGCTTTGAAGTTGGTGTGCACCTTACCGTTGATTAAAAGGCTATCCTTCTGAATAATCTTTTCTTTGCCGTTAGTGACGCGCTTGACGTCGCCGCCCTTGTAGGGTGTGACGTACGTTGTCATGAGCTTGTTCAAGTCTTGGTACTGCAAGAGAGCGGCTACGAGGTCATCTTTCTCTCGGTAGTACTCCAGTGCATCAGCGGCACAGGAGTAGTGAATGTGGCTAAGTTCTTCACCCCGAAACTTGGCTTCCTTACCCTTAGGTGTAAGCGACGTCGGAATCTTAGTGTTGGGTCGGATGCGGGGGTTGGGTCCTCCAAACAAAAGTTCTTGTTTGACGGGAACAGAATTAATTGAGAACGCTTTCCCGGCGATGCGGTACACGTTACCCTCGGCTTCAACCTTGTCTTTCTCAATTTGCTCGGCAATGATGTCTAGTTGCTTTTGGTCAATTCCTGCGCCAAACAACTCCATGTCACACAGCGCGGGAAGGCAGTCCATCTCCAGTTTCCATACACGGCGAAGGTTGCCTTCCAGTTTAGGCTTGAGGGCAAGGTACAACTTCCATGTAACATCTGCATCAATCTCGGAGTACTTAGCAACGTCGTCAAAGGAGTGCAGGGCAATGTTCTCGCCAATTCCCTTCTCTACCTCAATGCCAAGTTCTCTCTTGACACAGTCTTTCAGTTTAAGTCCTAGGCGGGTACGGTTATCAATGATGAATGCTGCCATCAAAGTGTCAAAATATGGTCCTGACGGGAGCTTTTTACCGTAATACTTTGCCACTGACTTTAAGTCAAACTTAATGTTGTGACCAATCTTTAGGGCGGGACCAAACATTACTGGCTTGATGGCGCGGAATACTTCCCCCGGAGTGAGCTGCTCTGGGGCTTCCCCAAACAAGGGTGTCCACTTGCGCTGGTCTTTGGAGTAATGCGAGTCAAGGATAGGCTTTCCCTCCGCAAGACGACGCTGTCCATCCAGAAGGAGAGGCTTCCTCCATCCCTCAGAAGAACCGTGAGGGTGACCCATTGGAATAACATCCACGCGACCCTCGGTCGCAAAAGAAATCCAGCACACGTCGTTGATAACGGGGTACAGACGGTTTTCCCCGATGGTCTCTACGTCAAACGCAAACGCGTCTACTGCGGAGTATGCCTGAACAAACTCGTCGAGTTGCTCCTGCGTGGTGATGATGTTCATTGCTCCCCTTGTTCCCCTAGAAAGAATAGCCGGGAGCGGAAAGGGGAATTCCGCTCCCGGCTTTGACGCAGGACCTAGTTGGAAACCAGGCTACGAGCGATGGTCAGGAGTTCCTCACGAGGAGTAACAAAGACCGACGACTCGTCGTACTTGACTGCAGTTGTGACCATCTCGTTGATGGGCTCTGCATCCATACCCCACTCTTCCGCGAGGTCGGTAGGTCGAACACGCTCAAGGGTATACGTAGTCTGGGGACCTACGCCCTCACGGGAGATTGACCAGTAGAACTTCGTCAGTGGTCCACGACGCTCGTCGTCGTTGGCTGCACGAAGCTGACGCGCAAAAGTCGGAGGCGCAGTCAGAATCTGGACGGTAGGAGTCTCTTCCGAGACTACAAGGACATTGAAGGCGAACTTACCGCGAGGCTTGTCACCAGCAGTGATGCAGAGGGGGCAGTCGTCCCCGAGGCAAACGAAGGACTTCTTACCTTCGCGCTCAATCCAGTGCTGCTGGTAGACGGCAAACGGTGCGTCGTCTAGGAATCGGACGAGCTGGTGCTCTTCCGAAAAGCGGAAGTCGTTGGGGTAATCTCCATCGGACTTGCGCTTGAGGGTGGACTCGGCTGCTCCCCATCCGGATTGGATGGAAGTGCCGTGCTTGGGCGTCGCGTCCGGAGCGTCCTCTACGAGGTCGTAATCCGAAGCGTCAACAGTGGGTGAATTCACCATGTTGTTTTTCTCCTTGTTGGTTGTGAGGCTTCCGCGCTCAGTTTGGTTGTGAGGCATTACTGCTCTCGTTTGGTTGATTCTTGCCATCTGTCCACTAGAACAGTTGTCAAGTCATCATGCCGTTTCCACTCGACTCGAGCGGTTCCCAGCAAACCCCGTTTCATAAATTCTTCAATTGTGATGTTAATCAGTTCCCGAGTGTAAACCCTGTTGCCGTTAACTTTCTTTCCTTGGAGCATTTTAGAGCGGAGTCTGTATGGGGCGGTGGGGATGTAGCCTTTTCGCTCCCAGTAGCGAATGGTAACAATCTCTTTTTCAAGGGCTGTTGCCAATGCACCGATAGTGAAGAATTCTACTTCCTTACCACCTAGAGTCTTCATGATGGGGTTTGAATCCCATCCCTCGGTCTCTCCCATAACTTTAGCACGGCGCTTGTCCGTGACAGGATTTGATGCAACTCGGGCGTGTCGCGAGCCTGGGCGTGTTTGTAGACCCTCAAACGCCTTGAGAATCTCCGCTTCGGAGCGCATTCCAACCAAAGTTGCCCTACTTCTTTGTTGTAAGAGCCCAGGTTACCGTGGACGGGAACATCTGGTCTACTTCGTTTTCGTTAAGCTTGTCTTCGTAAAGAGCCGCCATAACAGCATCTTCTTTAATGGACGGCTTCATCTCAACGAGTTCGTCTTCCAAGCCGTGCTCTTTGATGATTTCAAGCGCACGCTCTTCATCCAGCTTTCGCGAGACGCGGCGGCTCTTGACCAGCGCGGCGATGCCGGCGATAGGAGTAGGAAGTTCGTATACAATGTTTCCATTTGTGTCTTCTTCTCCCTCCGCCTCGAGCTTCTCCATCAGCTTGGCGTGGATTTCTTTCTTTCGCGCCTCCATCATTGAGATGCTGTCGCGAATCTGCGAGTACTCCTTGACCTGGTGCTCAAAGTTGAGCGGGTCAAAGATTTCTCGGGGCTCTTCCGGAAGTGCGTTTGCCATTAGTTTTCTTCCTCGTCTTGTTGGTCATAGAGGTCGCTCTCGTCAAACTTGAACTCGTCGCTGTTGATGTACATAAAAATGTCATCTACATCAGTAAGCCCTTTGCGCTCGACGAGTTGCGCAACGATAGGGTCGTTAGTGCGAAACTCCCCATTGTGGATAACAGTTACCATTGTTTCAGGCTCTGGCATTTCCCCTCCTACAGGATTCTTGGTGTCAAAAAGCTTATCAGGCTTCCGACAGTGAGGTCAACCCCACCCCTAGAGTTTATACCCTCGCCGTCAATTACCGCGTTAGCTACCGCAATTTTTTGTTTCAGCGTGTCGTACTGTCTTTCCTCAATGGAGTCCTTAACCAGGATGTCTTGAATCGTAATGGTTTCCCATTCAGAGGAGGCTCTGTTAATGCGCCCGTTGCGTTGCATAGCCATACCGCTTGACCAGGGCTGGTCATAATTGACCAGCAAGTTTCCTTCGGGAAGGTCAACACCATAGCCACCAGCATCAGAACTAACCAAGACGCGGGTATTTGGTTCTGTCTTAAATACTGTTTTGTTAGTTTCTTTTTCTCGTGCATTCATTTCTCCCGTATAGGCAATGGCGTTTATTCCTTTGTTGTGTAGTCGAGCGACAATTGCGTCCACGGAACCTAGGTACGAAGAAAATACAACGGCTTTGTACGACGGGTCAATGTCTAAATGGTCCATAAGATACCCGATGGCGGCGTCTAGCTTGGGGGTTTTGTTTAGGTTATCCATCCATCCATCCATCTTCAGCTGTGATGCGTAGGCGGAACCCTTTTTGCTGTCCATTCGGTCAAAGTCTTCGGCAGATTTAACGAGAAGGTGCGGGTTGCTGCACAGCATTCGCAAGGCTGTAATGCGAGACATAATGTGTCCCCTCATCTCATTGGCTGGGTCGCCTGCCTGCTGTGCCTGACCATAGTGCGCCTGTATGCTGAAGTTGCTTCCAAAGAGGCTGGACGCCTCTGTAAGGAGGTCTAGCAGGTCGTTGGCGATATAGTTGTACACCTTCTTGGTCTTTGCGTCAACGGGCACCAGGAGCGGCTCACGGTACACGGCGTCGGGAAGGTATGGCTTCACATCGTCGTCTAACTGTGTCTTACGCACAGACGACTCGGACAACTTAGTGTGGAGAGTGGGGAGGTTTCGGTACCGTTGCACTCCGCCAAAATGGTTGCGTACAATAAACGTTTGGTCAAAGAGGTCGAACCGACCAAGGACCGTCGGGTCAACAAACTGCATGATAGAGTAAATCTCTTCGGGTCGACCGTTCTCAATAGGAGTTCCCGTAAGAGCAAACCTAATGCTGACCCTCTTGGCTAGTTCCTTAACCTTCTTTGCGCGTTTAGCCCTGAACCCTTTGATGGCAGTTGCTTCGTCGGCAACGATAGCATCAATTGATTTCTCTTTGATAATGTCCCAGTCGTTAACTACTTGTTCGTAGTTCATGATTACCCAGCGGTAGTTACTCATCTGAGAGTATTGTTCTTTGCGCTTTGCGGGAGACCCGTCAATCACTAGGGCATCGTCGCCGGTAAACTTGTCAATTTCTTTTTGCCACTGGTATTTGAGGGAGGCAAGACAAAGGACCAGGACAGTCTCCTCGACGTCTCTGGTCTTGCGCAATTCTTCAATGGCGGCGATGGTCATTGGGGTTTTACCCAATCCCATTTGATATGCTACGAGAATCTTTTTCTTCTCGACCATCTTATTTACTGCGTCTACTTGGTACGGTTTTAGTTCACCTTTAAACATACGCTTTCTCACCGAATAGTGCCGATTGTGCGTGGGAAAGTCCCCACCCAATCTCGCTATCAGTGAGGTCGCCCGGGTCTTTCTTCCCAGTTTCACCATAGTTGAAAAACAGTAAGTTTACACCGTATTTGAATGCCAGTTTGCGAAGGCTATCAGAAGCAGACTTTCCTGCCGGGTCTAGTTTCGGGTTGTCAAACGCCGCGATAATTCGGTCGGCAGAACGAACCAACTTAAACTGGTCCTCGCTAATCTTTGAGCCACAGATGGCAACAACGTTGTTTACTCCTGCGGTGCGCATCCGTGCACAATCCAGCGGAGACTCGACCATAATGACGATACCATCGGTAAGTTGGTTTACCCCAAACAATGTGGAGGAAATCTTTATGCCAGTGGGGTAGTTGCGAAAAGTCCGGTTTATAGTCCCCTTCTCCTGCCAACCAAGGAGTTTTCCCGTGTTAGGTTCTCGGACAGGAAGAATCCAGTCAGACTTTCGAGCATCCCAAACAATGCCGTAATGCCGTGCTGACGCAACAGAAATCTTGCGAGCGTCAAGCTCCTCCTGAGGAGGCTCAACAAAGATAGCCAGACGAGCCTCCGACATGGGGACAGGGGCAACATGCTGCTCTACTCGTGACGGAATGTTTGCAAGAACCATCGCAAGCTTGTCCGGGTTTACATCCTGAATGCGGGAGAGCCACGCTTTGGCGGCGTCGTAGTCGTACTCTTTTACACCCCATGTGTCGAGGTGGAATCCCTCAACGTCACAAATAAGTTGCATGATGCTTCCCTTGTAGTGGCAGGAGAAGCACATGTGCGCCCCTGTCTCAAGGTTAATCCACCATGAGGGAGAGTTGTCTTCCCTGCCCGTGCGCTCACGGTGCATTGGGCATAGCGCCAACGCCTCGTTACCGCGAACATCAAATGGGAGCGACAGCTCTGACAGTACGTTCTCGACGTCAAGCATTACGGGCTCCAGGGCAAGCAGAACTTGCAGGTAGCTTGCTTGGTCTCGTCGTGGAAACACCCCGTCTCCCAACTCCACGTAATGGAGGTTTGCGAGGGAGGGCAGTTACGCGACTGGACTACCTTGAGGAGACGGATGCCCTCGTCTTCTTCGACCGGCTCGAGACCAAGAATGACATCCGAGTCCTGGAAGAACGACGACGAGTAACCAATCGAGTCCGCAGATACTTTGTTGCCACGCATCTTCCACAACAGGGTCTGGGTAGTAATTACGACAGGGATGTTGAGTCGCTGTGCAACTCGCTTGAGTGCGCGGGTGATGTTTGTAAGCGCCTGAGGAGTGTTAGCCTCTCCAGTCACCGAGTCCATCATGAGGTAGACGCCGTCGACAAACAGGATGTTGGGCTTAAGTTGCTCTGCCTTGGCGACGAGTGAATCTACGGAAAGACCGTTGATGGCGTCGACGAGGTGGAACGGATGCTGAGTCTTCAGGTCCTTTAGCATGTCGAGGTATCGGTCTTCATCGGCAGCTGACAGTTTTCCACGGCGGAGGTCCTTGTGCGAAAGGTGTGCACGCATCGCGTCATGTCGCTGGGTCTGTTCGTGGTTGTTCATTTCGAAAGACTGGAACATCGGAACGTGACCGGCTTGGTGAGTGTTAATTGCCATCTGCAATGCAATCTGCGACTTACCTGTCTTTGGGGGAGCAATGACAGTGATTAACTGACCCCCCTGAAGACCGGCGGTTGCCTCGTCAATTTTCTCGAATCCGGTGGGGATGCCGAGAAGAACTGAGTTCTGGGCATTCTCGTACTCCTTGAATCGTTCCTCGGGGTCTTTGACAAGGTCGACGTGCGTCGTACCGATAACTCCCTGGGCGTTCACCAGGGTGACGGTGTTACTCATTTCGGTAATGGCGGCTTCGTGGTCGTTAGTCTGAAGCTTTTCAACTACATGCTCGGCACCCTGGAGGGCGATTGTCTTGCGCCGGAATGCCACCATCTGGTCAATGAGATACGCAATGTTATCTTCAACTTTAAGCGCGTTAAAGTTGGGGAAGTTCTCTTTTACGGTTGTGTAAGTAGGTACTTCACTGTACTTGCCGTAGTGCTCTCGAACAAACTTCCAGACGCGACGAAGGTCGTCGTCAATAATCCAGTCGTCCTTAATTCCAGCCTCAATGACTGGAATGATGTCTCGGTCAATAATTGCTTTACTGACCAAGCGGTATTCGTTATCGTGTGCCACTTTCCCCTCCTGCGTGCACTAAATGTTTTGTAGGTCTAATCCCCACGAACCATAACGGGCTGCCCGCCCGTCTTGGTCCACTACTCCTTTAAGATTTCCGAGATAGGGGAGTTCCCCAACAAGCTCTCGAAAGTCATCATATACCTGCGCGTAGTTAAATGGGTTTCCGCCACGCGCATCGAGCTTGTACATTAACTTATTTAAGTCTGACTGTGTCCAACCCTCGTCCTCAAACCCAACCATCTCAACGGACAGCCCAAACGTGTCCGATACCTTCCATAGGTGAGAGAGTGCCATCCGGTTCCACTTTACTTTTTTAGACTTGTGTGGAGCTTTTGCAAACAACCGCTTTAGCGCGGGTACGTCCTCGTCAATAGTTTCGATGGACTCTATCACAGAGTCAACAATGACAATAAGGCGGGGCGGAGTTTCGTTAGAGATGTCACCATTAATCACGGGATGTAGATTACCTTTCCGTATTTAAGTAGCATGTCTCGAAAGTTAGCGTCTCCGTTTACTACGGCATCGATTTCATCGTCGCCGACGGTGTCAGGAATGCGGAGAGAGAACACCCCGTCGTTCTTGTCGATGTAGCGACGCATGTACCTCACATGCTTACAGCGAGTCAGAGTGTTGAAGTCGGAACATGTACACTTCATTTTCCGATAGTTTTTGTGCGACCCTTGAACTTCGCAAGTTCCGTCGTCGGAGACAAAGAACTGGATGGTTATCCAATCCCCGTTAGCCACTGGCGGGCTCCACTGGGTGCTCACTTGCGAAGGTCGTTTCCCTTGAGTTCAATTCGGCGAAATGCCTCATTGACAAAGCTCCCCATAGCGGGACCATACTTGTTTCCCCAGTCGGCTCGAGGCGTGTTGGTAGTGACGATGGTTGGTAGTCCGCGGTCGTACCGAGAACGGAGAATTTCGTCAAAGGAAAAGCTGTCATATTTAGAACCGTATTCCTTACCGAGGTCATCAAGGACAAGTACCCTTACGTTCATTCTATCATCTGTCGAGCGACCGTGGAAGCCTTCCATCTCATAGGTAAGTTTTTTGCGCTCGTCGTCGTCCGCGTCGAAAGCAGCCTTCTTCTTCCATAGCAAGTCGGTCATAGTCAGGTAGTAGATTGGGCGAGCCCGCATACCGAAGTCGTCGGTGTTGTAGTGGAGAATCTTTCGCGAGGAATCTACATCGTCGGGGAGTGCTCGGAGAAACTCGGTAAGTACAGTTACCGCGTGAGTGGTCTTACCCATTCCCGGTTTCCCGTCGAACAAAAGTCCTACGCCAGTTCTCCCCAATGCTCCGGGGTTCTTGATTATCTCGCCAGTTGATGCTTCCGATATCCAGTCATTAATGTCCTCTGGAAAGCTACCCTTGTCCCGAACAATGTCCGCGGGCTCGAATCCCCAAAACCGAGTAGGGATGTTCGAGGTCTTTGTGAGCCAGTGTCGCTTAAGCGGGCTCATCTCTGCGAAGTTGTATGTCATTTGTCTGCTTTCAACTTTATTTCGTAAGCCTCAAGGGCTTTCCGCCCAGCAAAAGAGTTATCAAACCGCTTACCATTAAAAGCATACAGGAACTCGCTGGCATCCGTCGTAACCTCGTCTTCTTCCGGCATGTCGAACCCAGAAAGAACCTCTGACATGTGGGTCTTCATCAAGCGCAGATACCAGCTATGAACTTTTTCCGGGGACTGGTCCGCGTTGCGATAATTCCTCTCGTCGGAGAAAAACTTGCGCAGAATTTCCATCTCAATAACGGCTGTAGTTCCGTACTCTGCTCGGTATTTACGCAGAGCACCGCTGATTGCTACAACGTTTACAAGCCCCGGAGTATACGGGAACTTACGACCTAGCTGGTAGGAGAACTCTGATGCAACATCGTAGACCGTCCACTCATGTTCCGGTCGACGCCCCCGCGTCTTGGGGTCTCGCTTGTTAATCTTTACTACCGGCTTTTGAATTTCCTCCTCGAATAATCCAAAACCGCCGATGTCGTCGCCATCGTCATATGAGCGCACTTCTTCCCCCTTCACATTGAAAGAGTACGTAGTACTCTTTCTATTCACTGCTGTGTAGCTATTACTATCATCTTGGTCATATGAGGACCCCACATCTGAGGACCCCACATTTACATGATACCGGTTGTTTGCAAATCTCCCCGTAAGCTTGGGGCTGTAGTTCTTTTTGGTTCGTTCGGTACGGAGAACTCCTAGCGTCTCCAGTTTCCTGAAGGCACGACGAAGGGTCTCCATAGTGTACCCGGTCTCTCGACCAAGTTGTTCCGTAGAAATGTCTGAAACGCCGTCTACACTAGAGCGGTAGATAGCTTCAATGGTTTTAGATTCAGAACGAGTCAGGGGAAGTTTTGTAATTGCTTCCGGTAAGTTCACTCGTTCGGTTCTCCCACGCTGTATTCAGCTTCACTTGCAAGAATAAATAGCTCCATTAAAAGATTTATTTCCTCACCGTTAGCCTGAGGAAACATCTTCTCAATTTCTTTTCTTAATGGGTTGTTACTGCCCACGTCTACCCCGCCTTACTTCCGTGTACGCTGACGAGATTCTCTCCACGACCAGCCCTAAAAACAGAGCGACGAATGACGATGCCGCGGCTGCGACAAAGTTACTCGGGTACTCTGTACCGAGAAGACTATGGTAACCCAACGCAACGGGAAAAGTAATCCACGCAGTAATTATCCGCGTGTCGAGAGGCGTGAAGTTCAACTGCCCAATGAACTCCACCGTAAAGACGGTAGCCATTGCTACGATTAGTGTTCCGATTAAAGTGTCCATGTTTCGAAGTATACTACGCGTACCCCTTGAACTCACCACCATACTCAATAGAATTATTTGTCGAAACGTAATACGGCGTGCTCATGGGAATAAACTTTGTAAGTTCTAGTTTAAGTCGTGCCAGCTTTGCGTCTTTATTGGGAAAGTAATACGACTCAGACGCGTTTGCAGTGCCGGTCCACAGAACATCGCCAAACGAGCCGTCAAAGTAATCGCTTGGCTCAGACCGCGTTTCTAGCTGCGCAGCATCAAGGTTAACTGCACTTCCGTTTGAGGTATACGAAATAGAAATGTCCGCACTAAATCCATTTTTGTCAAAAGGAACAAGCGCGTCGTCCGAAACAAAAACTGGAACAGAAAGTCGTTGCCACAAGGTGTCCCAT